TAACTATGTAAACGACCTGAAGAGCGCATATTCTGAAATGTGGATAAGGAGATTCATTTATGGTTCATGGGATGCGTTTGCAGGGCAGGTATACAGCGAGTTTAACCGTAACCTGCATGTGATTGACCCAATAATGATACCGGTTTCATGGAAAGCAGGGATAGGATGTGACTTTGGGTATAATCATCCCACAGTTTTCCTTTGGGTAGCAGTTGACTATGACGGGAATTGGTACATTTACGATGAGCTGTACGATAGGGAAAAGCTTCCAGATTTCTACTGTGATGAGCTTCGCAGGAAAGGAATGCATGCACGAGGACGGCAACTCCCGATATATGCCCCTCACGATGCCAGGAACCGTAACAGTATCACAGGGATTAACCTGTATCAAGCGTATTATGATAACCACATCAACCTGAACATCGGGAACCAGTTAAGCCCGTTGGTAGGTATCACCAGAATCAAGAAGTACATGGAGTATGATGAAACCTGGACCCATCCATTAACCCACAAGAAGGGCGCACCAAGACTTTACATTTTCAATAATTGCGTTGAGACTATTCGGGAATTTGGATTGTATCGTTGGAAGGAATTAAAACCAGGACAGGAAAGCGACAAAACACAACCTGATGAAGTTGTAAAGGTACATGATGACTGTATGGACGCACTTCGTATGTTTGCAATGGGCTGGACAAGTCGCTATATTCCAGAGAGACCGATAAAGGAAACCATAAATGCTAAGGAGTTATCACATTTCACAATTCAGAATGAAATTGATATACTCACAGGCATTACAGATTATTTAAGGAGAGCAGGATAATGAACGAATTCGTATTTAAGATTGACGAAATTGATGGAAATCAAGAACACACAGGAAACACATGTATCGTTTCTATTGATGAAATAGCTTGGATAAAACTGAATGAAGGGCAGGATTATGGGGTTATATACCTCAGAAATGACCCTGTTTCTATTTCAGTTCGTGGCACATCCGTGTTCCGGTATGTGAATGTCAAGACTGATTATGTTACTTGTGCAGACATAGCTGATAGTTGGTGTGATTGGAAAGAAACAATGTTAAGTAAAAAGCAATAATGCCTGATAAATCCCCATTAAAAAGCCCCAATGAGCGAAAGTTTGTTGATGATGCTGAAGACGCACTGGAATACGTCCAGCGACACATGCGTTTCCCCTCCGACAAGGAAGAGGATATTGCTGTTTGTGTCCTGGCTCTTCGCGATCATTGCTTCAAACATTATGAACCTCACTTCCAGGCTTCCAATGCTGACCGCGGATATTACTACACGGGTGACGATAACACGACCGAGAGAGACAACGATTGGGTGAAAGAAAACGAAATGAAACCTGCTATTGATGTGATAAGAGCGAACATCATTTCAACAATCCAAGACCCGGTACTCATATCCGCCAATGATGAAGATTCAGAAGCTACAATGGCTTTATCATTAAGGGTTCAATCAAAGTTGCGTGAGTGTAAATTCAAGCGTCAATACAAACACATTGCCTTCGATTTCGCAGTTGACGGTAGGGTTGTACTTCAGGCTTATGAGGACGGAACGGTATACAGGATTAATAATCGCAGATTTATGCGTGAACCTGAAAGCGAAAACGTCAAGCTTGCTCATTATGTGATTGATGAGTACCTGATGTCACCTTCTGATGTTGTGGATGAATTTGGTGAGAAGTTTATAAACATTGATGGTGGAACCATTGAGCTTGAGCAGGAAGAAGGGATGCCAAGTCAGATAGAGAATAAATATTCTGACAGTGACGTGTATTCATTCGCTGCTCCAGACACAACCGATGAACCTGTGTACAGGTATGGTTCTAAATGCTCGGATACCGGCATTGAAAAGTCAAGACGTGTCCGTGTTATCAAGCTGATGATTAAGGATAGGTCGAAAGGAAAGGATAAGAAATTGATTTATCCTCATGGTCGTGTCATTCATATCGGTGTAGACGTGAACATGGAAGGCGATCAGAACGACTTCGGACATGAAGATGATTCACATCCAGGCATGGTTGTATTGAAAGATGAACCGAACAAGTTTACAATGCTCTTTGAGAGCACTAACAGATTCCCATATTTTGAGATTTCACCTTATGAAACGGCAGGGGTTGCTTCAGAGTCCATAGTTCACAATCTGATTTCACTTCAGGACTGGCTAAATAAGACGGTAAATGATCTTCGGATAAATGCCAACGTCGTTTTGAATCCTGATATGATTCTTGATCCACGTTCTGGTATCTCGGCTAAGAATTTCCAGAACAAGAGGGGTGGACTAAACATTATTGAAATGCCGGAGCATTCACCTATCACAGCCCGGGAAGCAGTTAATCATATTCAGATACCGCCAATTATCCATTATCTTCTTCAGGTTCGCGGAGCAATCAAACAAGCATTCAGGGATGCTTCCGGTGCATTGGATGTTACTCGTGGGGAAACACCCGGATCAGTAACAGCTATGGGAGCTATAGAAATGCTTCAGGCTTCTTCAGTTAAGCGGATCGTTTTAAACACTGAAGACATTGATGAACTGTTTGAGGAGATATTTGAAGCATTGGCGTATATCATTCAGGAATTCGATGATTACTCCGGACAGATTGAGGATACTTTTCCTGACCATGATGAAGAATACATTCAGTACGATTCTGAAAATGTAAAAGAAGTGACAATCAAAGTTCAATCCACAAGACGCAGGTCGTTATCTGAGATACTTCAGATACTTTCAGCAGTAAGTGAACTTGACAATGCAACTGGACTTGGTGAACTGGCTATTATTTTCGAGGATGATCCACGTTTGCACAATATGTACTTAAAACTAAAAGCACGGAACCAAGCGCAGAAACGTGAAGAGACTGCATTTGAGAACCGTTCTAAATTTGCAAGTGATGCTGCCAACAAGGTTGTAGACAGTATGACCAATAAGACAGCGCAACCAAACAATACAAGGAGAGGTTAGATGCCAGGGAAAAGGCGAAAGCGTGAAGTACCATTATCAGAACCCGATGTCGTTAAGGAATTCAATGATTTTCCAAAGGATGTTCATTCGTTTCATGACGACAGCATGACGGAAACAGACCTGGATAAATTCGACAAAGGCGTATCTTCAGACAGTCTGATCGAGGCGACTGATGAAGAAGTAAGAATTGAGGTTCTCGACAATGAACGACAGGTTGAAAAATCTACTGAAGAACAAAAAGAAGAACTTCGCAACGACCGCGAATACCTCGAGAAAGAAAAGGGAATTGCAATCTCCGAAAAAGAAGACTACCTCAAGAGTGTAAATCTTGAGAATGTCCAGTTGAAAGCAGAGGTTGCTAACCTTCAAAAGCGGATTGATACCGTTGAAAACAGCATCAAGCGTAACGAAAGCGCACACAAAAGTATGGTCAATGGGATAGTCAGTACCTGGGAAGGCGTTGACTACACTAAGCCGACATACAAAATCAAATTATCGATTGTAGATACCAACAAGAATCATGTCCCTGCAAACGGGAAGATTAAGATTTCTGTTGGTTCTGGGATCGGTTCCAAGCAAGAGGAAGTTGTTTTCCGTGATGGTTATCTGGTCACAAACGATAAGTCGATTTGTTCAGCAGTCGAAAAGAAAGGATTTCCACATTCGATTGAAGTGCTTCCACTCCAGGAAAAGGCAAAAGTCGAATACGATGGAATTGAACTTTAAAACATATTTGTAAGAATACCCTTAATGGATGGACTCTGAATAACCTTTAGGACTCAGAATAATCATTCATAATCTAAGGACTCTTAAACAAACAAGCATAAATAGGTGGTTATTATGGGTTTAACTGAATGGGAAGATGTGATTTCCGTTGATCTTGATGATGTTGACTTATCCAAAGAGAAACAGGATAATGTTGATGACAAGGATAAGGACAAACAGGATGACAAGGATCAGGACAAAGATAAGAATCTGAAAGATGACGAATTGATTGATCTTGGCGATGGTAAGAAGCTTACACGTAAGGAATTGCGTGACGGTCACATGCGCCAGTCTGACTACACGAAGAAGATGCAGGAGTTGTCTAAGAAAAAGAGTAATACCTCTTCCCAGGACGACAGCAAAGTGTCAGAAAAGTTGAAATCAATTGAATTTGATAACATGAAAATCAAGATGGAAATGGAATTGAGTTCCTTGTCTTCTGATGAAGTGTTTATCAAATACCAGGAAGAGGTCGTTGCGTATGCAGTTGCAAACAAGATAACAAGCCCGAAGAAGGCATTTCATCAATGGCGTGGCGAGAACTTTGACAAGATTCTTAATGATTCTGAAAGTACCCAGAAAGATAAACCACCTAAATCCAAGTCTAATATAGACAAGGATAGAAAAACCGGAGGAACCAAATCCGGTTTCCGTGTTGACCCGAAAGACAGTATGGCTGACTCCTATTCAAAGTGGGAGAAAGCAGGAAAACCTCGTTCGGGTTAATTAAGATTTTAAATATTATGGAGTTTTAAATTGCCTGATTACACAGATGTTCGAGACGTTACCAACTTCATGAACGAGCATTGGATACCAAACAGAGTTTGCACTCAGATTGGTGACACATGTAAGCTCGCGAAGATTCTTGTCGGAAATGGCAAGACGGACGGTGACGGTCGATCAATGGCAAAACCTCAAAGTGAAATGCTTGTTGGTGGTGCAAGAGTAAAAACAACTTTGAGGATTGCACGTGGGACCGCTAAAGGTTCCTACAAGGGATATGATACCCTTGAAACAACTCCAAGCGACAAATACAGCACGGTATGGTTCGATATGCAGAACTATTATGCTGCACTTCCTCGTTCGCTTGATGAAGAGCTTGAACTTCGTGGACGTGAACAAGTCGTTAATAAAATCAAGGCTGATCTTGATGGCATGTATGCAGATGTATGGCACATGATCGGCGTTGGTCTTTACAACAAGACTTCTGATCGCATAGTCGACGGAGAGCAAGAAAAAGGGTTATATGGTGTTCCACAGTTGGCACAGTCCGACAGATATTGGGGTTCCATTGACTCAACCTCTTACGCTTGGTGGGATGCCGGTTTGTATAACAGTACAGCCAGTACGCTCGCAAACCTGGCTGATCCTAACCATGAAGACTTCATCATCAAGAAGTTCCGGGCTTTATACAATGCAACCAACTGTGCTGGCAAAACATTGTCCCACATATTTATTGATGAAACATTGTTTGGATTATTGGAAGACCTGATCTTGACCAAAAAGATTGGTTATCTGAAATCCGAGAATGCTGAACTTGGTTGCGATCAAATTACTTACCGTGGAGTTAAAATTATGGCAGAGTCCAGTGATTACTTTACCGATGGTAGAATAATCGGAATCTGTAATAAGAAACGCTCCGGTAAGCCGATAATGCGTGTTCTTGGAAGAGAGAACGCATGGTTCAAGTTAAGCAATCGCAGGGAACCCATTAACCAGATGAGTTCCGTTCAGTTTTTGATTTGCCACTTGGCATTGGTACAAACTGAACCGCGGTTGGTAGGCATGTACGAAAACCAGGGATCATAAGGAGGTACTAAACTATGTTTCAATCTATTAGAAATAACGAAGAAACCAAGATTTACGCTGCCGATGATCCTTACGCTCCTCGTCTTGGTGAAATCAGTTATAGTGTAAAACTTCAAGCCTTCATTAAGGCTGTGAGGTACCATTATACTGATTATGGAAATGTCTTAGCCGCAAATAGGACTGTAAAAAAGTTCTGTATTCTTGCCACTGATGACAGTGCGGCAATTCTTGCTGGTTCAGGGCAAGTTGTTCATGCCTCTGATAAGGCAGTAGTAACAAGTGATGGAAACGGAAATGGTCTTGGAGGTGACTTGCTCCAGGTTGGAATGGGAATGATGTTAGGAACTCCAACTCTTGCAAAACCTGTTTTCTGGACTCAAGTTTCCGGCTTCGCTGAATTCACTGCTGGATCGGCAGACTGTGCTGCAGGTATAAGACTCGAACCTGATGCTGGCGAAGATGGCGATCTTGCGAAAGTGGCGAATGTCGCTCACGGTGATGATGCTGCTGTATTCGCAGTTGCAATCGAAACCGTAGCAGAAAACGCAACTGGAACTTGCAAGTTGATGAACTGCCTGTAATCATTTGTTCGTAACTTACTTTCATAAGGGGACGGATTTGTAATTTGCCGTCCCCTTTAAAAGGCTGAAATGGCTAATCCTACATTACTATATTTAGAAGAAACCAAAGTCAGGGGCATTGTTGGAGACTCAAATCGTGTCCGATGGTCTCAGGCGAGGATTTTTGAATGGTTGCGTGAAGCAATCCGTGATATGCAGAGCGAAGAAATACCTTTAGATGCTTTGCGTGAATTGCTTCTCACGTATGAATCTGTTAGCACTGGAAGTAATTTCATCTCTTTACCAACATCTTTAGGCACGTTCAATCGTCCTTACAACTTGCAGGTTGAGGAATCTAACGGAAAATATGGTAAGAATTGGAATTTTATCGGACTTGACCAGCTTTACCGCAAGAAGTTTTACGAAGATGAATTGACTCAAGAGGGAACGTCCACAAGGGTTTATGCTTACAATCGGCGATTGACCGGAGGGAATCTCCCTCATTTGTATGAAGTCTTCGAGTTGTACCCATCTCCTATAAGTGGCAGGACTATACGGATTTCGTATATCCAGGAAGCCAGTGAAGGCGGAGATGCAGGAACAGGCATAATCAATCTCCCAATGAAGAACCCAGATCTCATAACACCATGTGTTCATTATGCAATTTCACAATGCGGATATTTTGAAAGCTTTGATCTTGACATGGCTATGATGTTTGAAAAGAAGTATGAATTAGCAAAAGCAAAGATCATGCGTGATTACTTCAATGTTAATCGTATGAATACTGCAAAAACGTTCAGGGCACGATAATGTCAAAACTTCATGATTATTCTCTTGTAAACTTTCACGGTCTGGATGAGATAGGAAACGCTTTCAATCAGTATCCAGGATTAGCAGCACGGTTAGAGAATTTTCGTCCTGAAGGTGAGAAGTATCGTAAATTACTCGGTAATGCACTTCACAGTACCTTTGGGTATAAGTTGGCAAATCGACCTGTGACACTTATCCGGTGGGGCAAGTCGAGTTCTGGTTCATGGCTAAGATATTTGTTTATGACTGCCTTTGATAATGTATTGAAATGGTCTGGTTCGGCGTGGAACGCTTTGCTTACCGAAGCAGATACAAGCTTATTACTTCCAAGACAAACGCTATACTACACAAACAATCCTTTCGATTTCCTTGTCTATGAATCCCCTTATGATGGCATTGGTACATTTCTTTACATGTGTGACGGATACAACAAGGCATTAAAGTGTGATGGGGTGAATATTGGAACCTGGGGCTTACATCCGATAAGCGAACATGGAACCGTAACTCCAATTACTGCCGTTGAAACAAACCTGGGTGCTGGTGGTTTAAATAGCGATGTAAAGTATTGGATTTCACAATATGATTCAACCCGGGATTTGGAAGGCAATGTAGGTACAACTTCAGAAAATTTGTCATTTGCTGGTGGACCGAGTGATGCTTGGATTTACATCAATCCGATTACTGCACAATATAACGCTGAGGGGAATTATGACTTCAGCAATCCTTTGTCTGACGAGTATAGAATTTACAGAAGTCCTCAAAGTGTTGGTGGTGCGGATAATCGTAAATTGCTTGGTACTATCCTTAAGGGTGTTGTAGCCAGTGCAGGCACAATCACAGTAACCATTGATGCTGTCGCAAATCCTGATGAAGGGGATATAGTTGCCAGTGAAGCAGACGCATTTGAGGATGTTTCAGTAGGTGACTGCCTTTATTATAATGCAACTGCTTATAGAGTAATCACTAAAGTAAGTGGTACTGTCCTTGCTTGCATTGATGCAGATGGTACTGATTTTAGCGGAGCGATTGGTGCAGGTCAAAGCTATATTGTGACTGCTGGAATTTTAGACGATACGGACGATATTTCAGCAAACGACACATATCATGGTGATGACTCCACATTGATTGACGAATACCAGGATCATTCTCCACCTCCTACAACAAAGTACTGCTGTGTCATGGGTGACAGTAATAATAGAGCTTTCGTCACGGGGAATCCAGATTATCCGAGTCGGGTATACTATTCAAGGCAAGGATATATTGACTATTTTCCTGCCGATAACTATTTCGATGTTGACCCGGACAGTGGAGACGAGAATACAGGGATATTTGTATGGCATGGGATTCTGATAGTAACGAAGCGCAAATCGATGGCGATTGCCTATGTTGACGGTGATCCGTACACGTGGCGACATGATTCAAAGATTATCAAACAAGGGGTAGATGATGTTCGTCAAATTGCTTTTTGTCCTAATTCTTTGTGTTGGGTTAATAATGCTGGTGTGTGGCTTTGGTCTGGTCCTGGGAGCACGCCGAAGCAAATATCACACAACTCGAAAGGATCGAACATAGCATTGATATTTGAAAAGATAGTTCAATCTGAGTTAGGGCGATCCAGGGCAATCTATTATCCCAAGCGTAATGAAGTTTGGATTTCAGTTTGTATGGACGATGCTCGCGGTCTCTACGATAGCACAGTAGATGGTCGCGGTGGTGTTTATCTTGATTCAGGACCACCATAAATAATGGCACAATCACATCAAGATAATGCAGTACCATCTCAGAACAATGGGACATTGATATACAGGTTACACCAGGATGACTGGTTCTGGAGTAACCATATAGGTGCAACGTGTTTCGCCTTACAGAACGAGAAAAATGATAACGGTGAACTTCTCGCAGGTAGACCCGGGATGATTCTTCAGGAAGACATTACCGAATCCATCGTTCTTTACGGTATGGAAATCGGTCAGGTCGATTCGGCTGGAGGAACGACTAAAACAATAGTTGGTCGAAAGAAGCCTGGATCGAGTGGTATTGGTGGTGCTGGTGGTGACGAAACTCCAGACTGGGCTCTTCATCAATGGATAGGTGCAACAATGTATCTTCAACGGGTTAATGATTCTACGGTAGAATCCGCAACGGTTGAAGACAATTCAGTTGATACCTTGACAGGCGAGGATGGTACATTTAACGGAACAAATGTAAACGCATGGGACGGTGCGAATCCTGTTGAATACGATTATTACGCTGTCGTTCTTAACGAAACAGGATCGGGAAAAATGACCTGTCGTTGGAAGACGCATAGGATAACATTGGGACAGGATGTTCTACATTTAAAGAGGTTCTTTAAACTCGCTGTAAATGCCTATGCTTCCGGTGTAATAACAATAAACTATTATATCGACAATGGAGCAAAGTCAGGTAGTATTCAATTTGATTTGAGTCAAGGAAAACGATACTTAGGCGAAAACTTCTATGCTCCGCATGACCAAGCCCCAGTTGAAGACAACACATTATGCTGGCAGGAATTAAATGACATAATCCTTGAGGCTGACTTTCCTGGAGAGTCTGAAGGAAAGTACATCGAGTTTGAGATGAACATAGAGACTGAAACAAAGCTTGAGTTGGCATTGCTTGCTATTGGCTTCATAAAACACACAGGAAATAGGTGGTCAAGATAAATGGCTTTAACAATTTCAATATCGTTTTCAAATGACAGTTTAGCGAATGCGGATGATTGGAATCAAGTGATGAGTGAGATTGCTGCCAAGTTAAACGGGCAGATAGAAGATACAGACGTTGATGAAATCTCAGAAAGCAAGATAGCGTTCGATTCTCAAAACGGTCACGATCACGGTGATGGAGGCGGGAAACCATTAGCGTTGAACGAATCCGCAATAACTTTTGCCCCTGCTGATGGACATGACCATGATGGAAGTAATAGTAAACTTGCTTCCCTTGCTGAAGTCAATGTAAAGCAAGGTACAATCATTCTTAAGAATGGAACTGAGGAAAATGTTGCAGATGAAGGAAGCGCGACAATAACCTTTGATGAAGCCTTCCCGAATGCTCTTTTGGGTGTCCAGGCTTATTGGGATGAAGGAGGCGGAATAATGTCAAACATGTATTTCGGTTTGAAATATGTTGATGCAACCCTTGCGGATGAAGAGGGTTATTATCTCGCTAACCTGACCACAACGAGTTTCAAGATTCATAACAAACTTGGTGAAGCAAAAACATTTTACTGGAAGGCGTTTGGAGTATAATGGGACTTATCACAATACCTCATACGTTTGTCAATAGCGTTGGAGAAGTAACGCTTTATCCAGTTGATGCAACGCGACTAAACGCATGTATTAAAGCGATTACTGATTTGTTTGATGGCAACATAGACGATGCAAATATCCTCGTGCTTTCAGATAATGTTATTGATTTCGATGAAACCACTGGTCACGATCACGATGGTAGTAATTCAAAAGAGATAACCTCATCTCCAGAATCAGGGATAAACTTTGACGAGTCTTCTGGTCATACTCACAATGTGGCAAACAGTAAGATAGGAAAAGCTGCTGTAGCAAACGGAAATCAGGGTATGGTCAAAATCCTGAACGGCACATTTACTGTTCCTGCCGGTGATGGTTATTCAGCGGATATTGATCTTTCAGTATTTTTCTCTGAGGCTCCCTTTCTGATTCAGGTATATCCAGACTTAGGAGGAACACTTGATATATGCAGTAAGGGAACTGGTCAGTATCTTCAGGGTCATTCAGTAATTCCAGCGCAAGCTTATGGACGTGGCTATTACACAGAACTTGACGATGACGGATTGACTTTCAGGTTATTTCTTACAGATAGTGACTTGTTCACAACAGTGACTTTTCATTATTACATGATGGGTATATGATGAACCAATCAAGGAACAGACAGAATGAACGGGATGCAAAGACTCAGACAAAGAGCAAGTATTATGATTCATTTACAGACGTTCCTCACGACATAAGATGGGAAGATGGTGAGAGGATTTATGTAACATCGGGAGTTAATTGGGCTGAACATGTATTCAGGCGAATTAATCCGAACACAAAAGACGGCGGAAACTGGTGCGTTACCGGTGTTGTATTCGCAAAGGCTTCAGTAGCAATATGGTAAGGAGGTAAATAAGATGGCGAATAATTTTCAGGGAAGTTCAGAGTGGAATAAGCTTTTAGATTTCATGCGTGGTATGGAATCGTTTTCAGGGATGTTTGGGGGACAGGAACCTCAAGCTCCAACGTATCCGTCCGGTGATTTGACACCCGATCAAGAATCACAGATATTTGATACTATGGGAAAGAGCGTTGCTAAATCAACAAACCGAAACATTGAGACGATGAATACACAGCTTGGCGGTCAAGGGATGTTCCGCAGTGGTGCAAGAAATCGTGGTGTCACCAGGTTATTGGGAGAGGGACAGGACAATCTTTCAAACATGATGTCAAATTATCTTCAGGGGAAGGCTGGCAGGCTTCAGCAATCGAACATTGCTCAATCGAACTTTGATATGACAAAATGGCGAACCTTGTTAGATCAGTACCAGAACTTGCAAGGCGGATTGGGACAGGCTTACGGTGGTTTTTACCGGAGATAATATTTCATGCCTCCTCGTAGTAAAATATCTGGATCACTTGTTAGTGGTGCAAATTCTACATTTTTTCAGCGTGAAGCACAAAAGGCTCAACGTGCTGCGGAGATGTACATTGCGTCCACCAGGATGCCACAACAGCAATCAGGTCCAACAGCAACGGATATGCTGAAACAGCGTTCTGTCAGTGATGCTTTTCAGCCTTCCGCAAGGGGTTTTGCTGAAAGGGAAATGAAGGGTAAGGGAAAACCTGAAACCAAATCTTCCGTGTCAAAGGGAACCAAACAGACGGTGAAGAAGAGAGGTATGGATTATTCAAAGATGATCCAAAACCTTTATAGTGATGCGAGGAAGGATAATGATAAGGAAACCCTCAAAGAACTATATAACATTGAGAATCAAATAAGGGTAAATCCTGAATTTGATCCAGCCCAGGATGTTTGGAACACAACACTTGCCTCCACAAGCCGAAGGATGAATCGGGAACAGCAAGAGAAAACGACCAAGGATTATGAATCTGCCATAACTTCACAAAATAAGGTTTATGATAAGTTTCAAAGTCACACCATGTTTGATGGAAAATGGTATACTGCCGGAGATTTTTACAGGAACCAGATTGTTCCTTCCCGGGAAAGATACAGTGAATTAGCAAGGCTTAATGATGATGAACCTGTTTATGCAGATAATCGAAACCCAATACATAAGCTGATTATGGATGAGAAGCGTCAAGCGATAATTAATAATTTCGATGAAGATGAAGTTGAAAATGAATTAAAATATATGCCCCAAACCATTACTCGTGATGACATGGTTCGGTATTACAACGGTGAGGCTAATTGGACTCAAGAGGTTGAGAGGTCAAAGAATAATCTTGATATGGTTACTGCTGCACAGGATTATAGACCGAATGACCGTCAATCAGTTGAAGAGCTGAAGAAAGGTGACGTTGAAGAGTTCATTGGGGTAGGTTCTGCAACAACCCAAGAGATATTGAACGAAATGAAGTCAGGGGAAATGGATGAGAGTACGCAAGATCTCGTAAAGACACTTCAGGGTTATTATGATGAAGACGCAAGAAACGATTTAGTTCTTGCGCTGGATCAGGAAGGGATAGATTATAATGAAATTATCGCATTGGCAGATTCACTCAAATTAAACAATGAGGAGCTTGATAGTCTTGGCAGGTAAATATCAATATCTACTCGACCGTGCTTCACAAATGCGCGATGAGCGAGAACAAAACGTTGACCCTGCCGACACAGTACAGGCAGGGCTTTCTGTATATGACAACCTTATGCGCACCTTAAACGGTGAAGAGCCATTAACTGATTATACTCAAAATCCAGAGGCTGCTGTTTACGGCGAAGCCCCTGAAGATAGTTTCCAGAACACTTTCCAGAATCTTACAAAGGATGATTATAATCTAATCCTGGATGACGAAAGGTTTTGGGAAAAGGACGTTGAAGAGCAGAAAGATATTACAGATAAGTTCTGGAATGCAATTGTTCTTCGTGATATGCCTGAAGACGCTACTCGTGAAGATGTAAATAAATCATACTTGCAGTTTTATAAAGATTCGCAACAGCAGAGAATGGAGAAACGGCGTGACGAAGGGAACCTTCTTGAATTACAAGGATTTTCACTGGGGGATATCCCAGACGATGTTTTAGCCGAGTTGTCAACAGTCAGGGACACAGAGAAGAAACTAACCTTTTGGGATAAGATGAAGGACGTTGGCGATAATCCTTCACAGCTCATTCCTTACATCACCAGTATTGAGGACACCGATGAACTTATTGGATTGAACCAGGCTGCAAGACGATTTGAACAAGACACTGAAAGCCCTGAAGACCTTTTATTGCTCAAGAAGTTTTCTGAAAAGGCAATGGAAGATAAAACCTTTGGATACAAGGTTGCTGAATTGGTCACTGCTCTTCCTGCACTCTACGGAGAGTTCTTAACAACTGGTGGGATATTCTCGTCTGGAAGTAAAATTGCTCAAAAGGGTACGATAAAGGTTATCAGTAAGATCATTGGGAAGAGGTTCCAGAATAAGTTTGTTCGTAAACTTGGCGAAGTCGGAGCAAGAGGTGTTGGTACAATATATGGTGGAGCATTACAAACCATTCCGGCAGGTGGGATAAGGATAGCGTCAAAATACCAGGAGAATATTCTTCCTCGACTTCAAATAAGCTATGACGACAAGAACCTCGTCCGTGGAATGTCAATGAAAGACGGAATGGGAGCTTCTGCTGCACTGTATAACGCTTTCGGAGATCAAGGAATAGAAGTAATTTCAGAACATCTTGGCTGGACATTCAAAGAATTGGGTAAGCCCGCAAAAGAACTTCTTTTTCGGATAGGGATAATGAAGGCATTAAAAGCAAAATTGCCTAAATTATCTAATGAAAAAATAAGGAAGCTTGTTGAGCGTGTCGGTTATGATGGTGTTTTCGAGGAAACTGGTGAAGAGTTTATTGGTATGGCTGCAAGAGATATTCTTGGAGTAGAAGAATTTCAGGGCATATCCCTCGAAGATGTTGCAGTCATGATGACAGGTTTTGCAATTCCAGGAATGGCGTTCTATGGAGTGCAGAGTGCTTTCGGCGGATCTCCAGCAGATAAAACAAAAGTTGACTATCCGGAAGTCAAGGATACTGAATATGAAAATTATGCAAAAGATAAGGGATTAAAAAAACCAGAGTTTCTTGACCTCACAAAGCAAGTTGCAGCTATGCGTGCAAAAGAGCAGAATGAAAAGGATGAAATTGAGTTTAACGAGCTTGTATATGAAGAGGAATTCAATAAATTAGAATTCTATGAAGAGAAGCGTGAGAGAATGCTTGAAAATATCAGGGATATGAGAAGAACATTACATAGGAGTAAAGTTATAAATGATGCTGATTTTGCCACAATGAAGAGAGAAGTAAGTGATGGGAAAGTTGGTAATATTAAAAACATGAATAGGGAAAGTCTTACTATGCTCGAGGAATGGCTTAGTGAGATGCTTTATGGCAAGAATGAAATCGCTTCAGAAACGGATCAAGCCGAAGAGACTTATATTGATATACCTGAGACCGAAGAAGTTTCACAGGAGCTAACAGGGCAAGAAAACAAGCCTATTCCAGAGACTCAAGAAGTCGAACATACTCCAGAGACTCAAGAAGTCGAACATACTCCAGTACAGCAAGAAGTACAACCTATTAGTGATACTGAGAGAGTAAATCAACATCGCAAGGAATTATTTAGCAGTATCAAGGACAAGATCAGGACGGTAGGAAACAAGGTTGAGCAAGCCAGATATATCGAACAAGTTACAGGTCGGAAGGTAAAGAATCTTGGAGATATACTTGAGTTTGATGTAAACACGTTGCACCAGATTGACCAGTCCTTTGCGAAAGCGGCGGAAGCTGAAGTCGAAAAAAAGAAGGGAAGTAAACAAGCCACAGAAAAACAGCTTGGATATTTGAAGGGCTTGATTAAGAAAGCTGGATTTACCAAAGAAGAGCGAGCCATTGCTTTGTCCGAAGTCCTCGAAGAAGAAGTTGATATTGATGAACTGAACTCCAGTGATGCGTCAAAGGTAATTGAATATTTCAAGAAAAGACCTCCTGGTGTTAAAAGGGCTGTGAAAGAAGAAACTCGCGATGAGAAGAAAATTGCAAGCGTCAGGGAAACCGAAGAAGGTGTCGTACCTGTATATGAAATAGAAAGTCCGGTGGGTACTGTTCAGATGACTCCAGAGGAAATGGATGAGCTTGAAATAGAATATGATGAAGCTACTCCAGAAGATATTGAAGACGCAATGACAACGGAGCAATATGACAATTACGTTCAGGGTCAGACTGAAGAAGAAACCTCACTGGAAGAGGAATCTCAACTCCCAGTGCTTTTCGAGGAACCTGCTGAAGAAGTCAAGCCTGAAGCGAAACCGGAGAAGGATGTAAAAGAAGAAGTTAAGGTAGAAACACCCGAATCCGCACCCGAAAAAATAGTCGAAGATACCAAGAAAGCGGAAGAGTCAGAACTTGACAATATTCCTCAAGAGTCGATTGCTCCGGATGGTACTTTAGGTTCAGCATCACATATTCAGGCAAAAAAGCAACCTGATGGACACTGGAAATTGTTTTATAGAGGAACACGCAACGAGCTGTTTCCTGGAGAGAAATTCAATTCAGCAGTGGAGGCTCGAAGCTATTTTTATGCGATGAATGAGAAGTTGCGGAAAAGAAACGAACAAGACACAGAAAACCTGAAGGCAGTTGGAGTCGAAGAATCCGCACAGAAGAGCGAGCCAAGCGTAACGCCGGAAGCCCAACCGGAAACAGTCGAGAACGCGGTAGAGGAAATAGTCGAAGGCAGGCAGGAGTCTACTTTAGGCACGAAGGTATTCAAAGAAAAGATGCTTGCTACGATTGACCTGGCTATCAAGAAAACACCTTCCTATGAAGATATTCAGACTGAAATTAAGAAGCTGAAAGATAAAGGCTACTCGGATAAAGATATTCATGTCAACTTCACAGATAAGTATGTCTTAGGTCACT